CCCCGGACCGTTCCCTTCGAGAACAGTCACAGTGCCTACTCCACATAACGTCCCCACCAGTATAAAACTATGCATCTATTCGTTGAATAGGTTTATGAGGACAGGGGGTGAATAGGGTTATATGGCACCCGCTACAAAGCAGGCCATGAGCGAGAGAACAAGTATTAGCGTATCTGACAAACTCGCGGACGAATTATATGACCGAAAGCGTCGCGGAGACTCTTACGAGGACGTGATTTGGCGGCTCATAGAGGAAGCCGACGAAAGCGAGGTCCCAGCATGAGCGCGGACACCGACCGACTCGACGCGCGTCTATCAGGGGTCGAAGGCACTGTTGAGCAGATGGACAAGCGGCTCGAAGATATGAACGGACGAATAGACCGGGTGGATGACCGTATAGAAACCCGGTTCGATGCTCTTGACGGGCGAATCAACGACCTCCGCACTGACTTCCGGCGGTGGATGTTCCTGTTCTTCGCCGCTATGACGCTGGTTTTCACCGTCGTCAGTGCCGTGATTCAGATAGCACTTTGAGACCGGCCAACAGCCGCACTCATTCGTTTTCACCGTCCACGTCGTAACCGGCCACCCACCGCCACGCGCGCCGCCACACGGGGGCGCTCCGCCGCTTCTCGCGCCGCTGTCGAATCGTCCGTTCTTCCTCGACGTACTCGACAAGCTCACCGTGCTCCTCGCGCTGGTTGATGAGCGTCCGTTTTTCGTTCCGTAAACGCTCGTTTTCAGACTGTAAACGTTCGTATTCAAGACCGCGCTTCAGTACCTCCCGAATGGCGTCGGATTTGCTCACACCGTTTTCGTCCGCATAAGCCTCAATATCAGCATCTACGTCTTCAGGGACGCGCGAAGCTATCGGGTTCATAACCACCGTTTTCAGAGCGTAATGGAAGTATCTTAGTCAGACGCGCGGCATACGTATCGCCACATACGGTTTAAATCGGACTATTCCTCTTTTCGGCGCTGAACTTCGTCCGCGAAGTCCTCGGGAGTGATTTGGCCCGCGGTGAGCAACTGCTGAAGGACACTGGTATTCATTTCCGAAAGCGGCTGTTCTTCAGGGTCGGGGAGCGCTTCGCCGCGTTCGACTTCGATATTCACATCCACCCGCTCGACGGTCTCGCCCTGTCGTGCAACAGCGCCGCGAATCCCGTTCCGAATGATATTAGCGAAAGTATGGTCGGCTTCCTCGGGTTCGGGGAATTGGTCGGCCACCCCGAGATAGAAGAACGCAATTGCATCGGGGACCGCCCCGACTGTCGGGTTGATATCGAAGTCTTCAGTATCATCCGGCGAGCGAAACACCTCCTTCCGGTCGCGGTCCTCAAGCTTCCGCAACAGCGAAAAGTCGGTGAGACAGGCGCGTAATCGGGAGCGGATACGCGCTCGCATAGCCCGAGCGTGCGAGCTACCCGAGTCAATATCAGACGACCCGTGTAGAAACTCCCGTTGGGCCGCTGTCAGTAGGCTACTCACCTCGCCGTTGTCGTTGTTTGCCATCCGTACTCCATCCAGTACGGGGCAACCCTTATGTTTTCGGGGTGAATACACCGGGACATGCCACGCCGGGGTGAGCGAGCGATGGTCGGGGTTTCACCTGAGGTCCGTGACGACCTCGCCGAAATCCGCGACGACCGCGGGCTTCAGAACATGAACGAAGCGGTGAAGCTCCTCATCGGCGGCGAGAGTAACGAATAAGACACAACCCACAGATGACTCTCACCATGTATCGAACGCGGAAGAACGTCGCCGGCCCGCGTATCTTTAGGACGGGTACATGGGCCGTGCGACGTTTTGTGACGCGAATCACCGGACAAGCCCAACACCGTCGTCCGCGAACGACGCTGTTGGAAACGCCGGGGCGGACGACGGGTGAGCGCCCGTGACGCGTAGTTGTATCTGCGTGTCTAAGGCCTTTGCGGTCATTCGTTTTCGTCCGTCAGGTGTCGCCAATGGCGACAGTGGCGGCGCTCGCGGCTTTTCGCGGGTCTATCATGAAATCTCACTTTCGCAAAAACGAACGAACCGGACGTAACGACCAACAAAGCAACGAAGCGCACTACTCGGCGCGGGAGCTTTACGCACGGCTCAACTGTCCATATCCGGGGACCGAAGCCGAGACCTGCAAGGATGGGGGTGCGGGTTCGCCTTTCACCCGGCAGGATTTGCCGGAGAAAAACACCGAGTTAGTATCGGATGGGCGAGGGGACCCCGATTCGCTTATAAAGGACGACGACTGGGACCTTTCAGATATCCCCATATGGGAAGATAAGAAAATTTATCGTGGCGAGAGGGTACGCGCCGACCGGCGCGGTCGGCCGGGGGGTCAAGCATGAGCGAACGCGAGTACGACCCGATTCGTCTTGGGACCGACCCGCGCGAAGCCGTCTGTGAGCATCACGGGAAAATGCGGGAGCGTTCCCCGGTCTTCAAAAAGGACGACCACATCTACGCGGCGCTGGATGGCATACACATCCATCAGTGTCCCGAGTGCTCGAAAGAGATGTTCGCCGTCGCGGGCGAGCCGGACGCCGATGAAGCGCACGCCATGAAGATGTTGGTTGCCCGGTTCGTTGAAAGCAAATGGGACGACCTGAAGACGCTGTTCGTTGACCTCGGGCCGGGTGAAATGGACGAAGGTCTCACCGGCTCAAATGAAGTGTTCTTCCACGAACCTCCCGCGAAAGAAGATATTCCCGATTACCTACTCGAAGACCGGGAGTGGTTCATTCATTCGAGGACGGGAGACGGCGAGGACGGTGATTCGGCATGAACGCGCCCGTCCCCGAACCCGAGAACGTCCCGGCCGAACTACGGGAGCGGGAACAGTGGTTGATGTGGGACGCCAACGCTGACAAACCGCGCCGACCGCACTGGCGCGGCGACTTCAGCGTGTCATGGTCCGACCCCGACGACTGGCACACCTTCGAGGAAGCCGTCGAAGCCGCGAACGAACGCGATTCGTGGGGTATCGGCTACGTGTTCGCGGCGAACAACGATAACCACGCGCTCGGGGTGTACGGCAGTCTCGACTTAGACGGTTGCGTAGGCGAGGACGGCCGGCCGAAAGAGTGGCTTCCGTCGCTTCAACCGTTCTTCGATAACGGCGCGTTCATGGAATATTCGCCGTCGGGCGAAGGGATTCACATTCCGCTCGCCGGCTTCAAACCCCCCGAATGGTGGTCTGACAGCCATTTCACCGACGATGAACACGAAGGGGTCGAAGCCTACGGCTCGAAGTTTTTCACGTTCACGGGCGACAAGCTCCGCAACAGCGGCGACAGCGTAGCCGAGACCGGCGAATGGGTCGAAGAATGGTTGGTACAAGCGTACAAGGCGATTACCGGCGAGGACCCGCATGAAGGCGGCACACCGGACGAACAGCCGTCACGCGACTACGGTCACGGTAGCGGGTGGTTCGACGCCGAGACCGCCGCCGACGCGCTCGAATACATAGACCCGGACGTTACCTATTCGACGTGGCGAGATATCGGCTTCGCGCTCGCCGACGAGTACCCCGAGACGCGCGCACTCTCGCTGTTCAAGGACTGGTCTCGCGGCGGGTCGAAGTGGGACAGCGAAGCCGAGAAACAAGCCGAGAGAATCGTCGAGGATTCTTCGCCGGGCGGCGGGCGGTCTATCGCTACGGTTGTCCACTACGCTAAAGAGGGCGGATGGGAACCCGAGACAGCGCGCTCACCGGACGATAGCAGTTCGGAAGGCACTACCACCGACGGCGGAACAGCGGCGGCGAGCGCGTCCACTGACGGGCCTACTGAACCCGAGACAACCAACCGGGCGCTCACCCCGATGAACGTCATGGCGGCCGCCGGTCTCGCCGAGGACGAAGACCTATCGAAGCTCACCGACCCACAAAAGGCCTACTTCGTCTATCGGCTAATCGAACAAAGCGATGACCACCACCTGATTGCGGCCCAACCCGACGGCGAGATACTTCGGTACGACGAAGGGTTGTGGTCCACCGACGGCGAACAGCGCCTTCGAGAAATCGCCGCGAAAGCGCTCGGGTCTGAATACACCCGGAAAGTCTTTCGAGAACTGAAAGAACAGGTGCGCGCCTACGCACCCGTTCAGCGGGACGCTATGGGTGCGCCGGCCGGGACGGTCGCCACCGAGACCGGCCTACTCGACCTCGAAACCCGCGACCTCCGCGACCTGAACCCCGAAGACCACGCGCTCTTTCGGCTCGGGACCGGCTTCGACCCCGAAGCCGACTGTCCCCGGTTCAAGGAATTTCTCGGCGAGGTGGTCCGACCCGAGGATTTGGATGCGCTTCAGGAATACGCCGGCTACTGTCTACACCACTGGGGACAGCCGTACAAGCGCGCTATCCTCCTACTCGGCCCGCAGGACAGCGGTAAGAGCACCTTCTTACACATCATCAAAGCGATTCTCGGCGGGAGCGAGAACGTATCCAGCGAAAACCTCAATTCGCTGGTTAACACCCGGTGGGGAGCGGCGAACCTGTACGGGAGCGTGGCGAACGTGGCGAACGAACTCGAAACCACCGAACTCGAAAGCACCAATCTGTTCAAAACGATAACGGGAGCGGGCGACTATCTCACCGCCGAACGGAAGGGCGAGGACCCGTTTCAGTTCGTCCCGAAGGCGAAGCACCTGTTCGCCACGAACCGGGTCCCACCCGCGAACGGCGCGGATGACGCGTTCTTCAGCCGGTGGCTGTTCGCTACGTTCCCTCAAAGCGTGCCGGCGAGCGAACAGGTTCGTGACTTAGACGAACAGCTACTCGAAGCCGAACGCGCCGGTATCCTGAACTGGATGCTCGACGGGTACGACCGGCTCCGCGATCAGGACGGGTTTACCGGCGACGGCATGGTAGGCGCGAAACGCGAGCGGTGGGAAATGTACGGGAACAGCGTGGAGCGGTTCAAACACAACTGTCTCGAAGTCACCGGCGACGCGGGCGACGTAGTGGTGAAAGAAATCGCTCACGAGTTCTACGCCCGCTACTGCCGGGAGAAAGCCGGAACCGAAGTCGAGACACAGGCGAAGCTCACACGGGAGCTGAAGAAAGACAAGAACATCACCGACGGCCGCCGGAAGGTGCGTCCCGGCGGCAAACAGTGGACCGCCTACGTCGGAATAAAATTCCATCCCGCGGCGACCGACGCGCTCGGGTTCGACCCCGGTGCGGCGCTCGAAGACCTCCGCGCCGCCGACGGCGAGGACGATACCGACGGCGACGACGGCGACGACGGAAACGGTCGGACAGGCTCACTTCGTGACTACGGCGACGAGTAACCACCGGCCGGTTTAACAACGACCACCGGAAGTTTTTGCCGGCGTTGCACACTTTGCACGGTTATTCCGATATCTTTGCGTATATACAGACACAGTGTTTCTACCTCTATTCTACGCGTAAAGATATGGGATTTAGTGTGCATAGTATGCAGTACCAGTAATTATTACCGGAGATACGGTTAGCTTTCTGTTGTTATCGTGAATGGTGCGCCGAATCCGGCCGTTTCATCCTCGCCCCGCCCGACGCGCTCGTATGAAGTACGCGCCGAGACCTGAACCCGACGACGTGATTCGAGCGTATTCGGAGAATCGGCGGAGGACGCACCTGTATCTGGTTCGGCGCGGTCGCCGGGCGGTGTGCGGGACGAACACCCTTCGACACTGGGACCCGGCCGACCTGCCGGCTTTCGAGGGTCTATCGGAATACGCCGATATGTGCTCGTACTGTAAAGAATGGGCGAGGTATCAGTTCGATTCGTCGTGATTCGGTAGGCGAACGGTGGGAACAACCAGCGGAGGAAACAAGCCCATGCAACTCATGTTATCTGTATGGTATCGGAAACTCCGACGGAAGGGAGGTGTAACGGAAAGGCCGGCGAGGACCGGGAGGGTTTTTGTGAATCGTATCCAGTGAAAGACGACGACGGCGAGCCGATTACCGGGAGGTGTCGGATGCACAACGGGTATGGCGAGGGGATACCGGAGGGGAACGGGAACGCTATCACCCACGGTGCGACGGCGAAGCCGGGGAACCTCTATAATCACCTCGAAGAAGACGAGCGCGAATGGGTGGATTCGCTGGTTGCGGGATACATCGAAGTCGCCCCGTTCGGTTTCGAGGACCCGCGCCGCGAACGGCTCACCCGCTACTGTATTATGATTTATCAGGAATGGGCCGCGGCGAGCGAAGTCGAGAAGGCGGGGGCGAGTGAATCGCAACCCATCGGTGTGAACGACTCCGGTGAACCGGTCGTTCGGCGAGAAGAACACCACTTGTCGAAGCGGGAGTTAGCCCTGAACACGAAGGTCCGGCAGGGCTTGAAGTCTCTCGACTGTCTTCCGGGTTCGGGGAGCGAAGCCGCGGGCGAGACGGTGGCGCAAATCTTCGCCGCCGCCGTCGAACGGGCGAGCGAAGACGACGAACCCGAGACTATCACGGCCGACGGCGGCGAGGTGAGCACCGAATGATGTTCTACTGTCCGGGGTGCGGCGCACCAATTGACAGCCGCGACGACTTCGGGAGCACTGACGGGGTTACTAATACGTATGAGTACGACTGTGAGCGGTGCGAAGCTCACTACCACGTTCAGGTGACTGTCGGGCCGGGAACCGAGAAATGAACCCGTCGGACACCGCTTTCGGGGGCGCGAACCCCACCCCTAACCCCGAAGAATCGGGTTCCGGCGCGGGGGTCGGCGGTAATCCTTCGCCGCCGGGGTCGGTCGAACAGGCGACCGCGCTCCTCGAAGCTCCTCGAAGTGAACGGGTGTCGGGGGTGTTCGATTTTCAGCCGTTCGACTATCAGGCGCGTGTGCTTGACGCGCCCGCCGAGACCGGCGCGAAGCGAATCCTATGGGTGTGCGGCCGGCAGGTAGGAAAGACCGAGACCGCGGGCGTGATACCTGCTGATTGGACGCTCACCCATCCGGGGGAAGACGCGTTGATAGCGGCTCAATATCAGGGGACGGCGAACGAACTGTTCCGACGGACGAAAGCGCACTTCGAGAACGTCGGAACGGCCGGACAAGTCGGGATAGACACGCCGAATAAGAAGACCTACGAACTGGATACCGGCGGCCGGGTCATGTCGAGAACGATAGGCACGGGGTCGGGGGAGGAAGCGGGGAACGCACAACGGGGTAAGGTCCCCTCGTGCATCGTGGTTGAGGAAGCGTCAATTCCCAACAAAGCCACGTTCGACCGAGTGCTTCGCCCGATGTTCGCCACGCACCGGGATTATCTCATGGTTCTAATCAGTACGCCGCGGGGTAAGAACGGCTATCTGTGGCAGAAATGGAATGAAGCACCTGAATCGGACAGGTGGGTTCGGTTCCACAACGAAACCGCGGATAACCCGCTGGTTACGGACGAATGGCTCGAAGGTGAGCGGGCGGAGGTGGACGAACTGACATGGCGACAGGAATACCTCGGTCAGTTTGTCGAGACCGGGAACGAATACATCCCCGAATCGCTGTTCAGCGAAGCCGATACCGGCGTGTCACTCGAAGCTACCGAACCCGCTCCCGGCCCGGTGTATCTCGCGGAGGACCCGGCTCGAAGCGGCGACGACCGCTCGGTGTATCTCGGTCTCGACTCGGCGGGTTCGGTCTTCCTGATTCGTTCCCATGCCACCGAATCGGCTCCCGAAGCCGTCCGTCGCCTTCGAGCGCTGAACAACGCCCACGGATTCGCTCGAATCTACATAGACGACAGCTCCGGCGGAGTGGTGGACTATGCGAAGGAAGCGCTGTCGAACGTCCGCGGGGTCCGGTTCACGCTTCAGACGAAAGCGGATATGTATAGCAACCTGAAGGCGGCGCTCGAAAACGGCGAGGTGAGCGTCCCCGGCGAGAACACGGGTGAGGACGCGAAGCGGCTGAAGGATGAAACGACCTCGCTCACCTTCGGGTACTCGAAGAATGAGATACTTCAGGTGAGCCACCCACCGGGCGGCCACGACGACTACCCTGATACGCTCGCCCTCGCGTGGAAAGCGAAGACCGACGCTGAACAGTCCTCGAATCGGTCGCCGGTTCAGAAACGCGACAGTCCGCCCGGTCTTCACTCGGGGAGCCGTCGGGATAACCAGCCGAAAGTGACGCGCTGAACCCTTTGGCCTACAACCGAAAGGGCGAGGCGGGTCGAAGCCGCTCACTGAACAAACCGAAGTCCTGCCGGCAACCGACCCGTTGAATCGGGTGGTGTCGGCGTGTCTGACTATTATATCTTAAGCGTGGCGTTAGGTAATTACGCGCGCAGGTTATACATGGGTTCATATGGGCCGATTTAGAGATTTGCTGTCTATCGGCGGGGGGAGCGGAACACTGGATTCGACCACGGACGGGGCGGCCCGCCGTGAAACAGTCTCGCGTTCTTCGGGGGTACTCGGAAATGTCTCGGGCGCTGAACGAATCGAAGCCGAACGGGTGCCGGTCCCGGCGAATGAGATTCGGAAGTATTGGCGGATGTATAAGACGGTCCCGTTCGTCCGCGCGTCGTTCAACCAGTTTCGAGACGACGTTATGGCGGTCGGCTACCGGCCCGAAGCCGATTCGGACAGCGCTCAAACCTACCTGAGGAACTGGGCAAAGACCGCCGGGGTGATCGGCGCGGAACGCGGGCGAGACCTTTTCGCTATCCTGAATGAGATACCCGTTCAGTTGCTCGCCCGTGGGACGGTGCTGTTGGAGCACACGCCCGACGAATCGGAAGGCGACCGGACGGCCGGCGTTTCGTTCATCCACCCGGCGACGGTGACGCCGTACCGCGCTTCGGACACCGGGCTACTCCTACGCCCGGACGATACGCAATACGAGGGCGCGAAGCTCACCGCCGACGGGAAAGCGGCCGCATACGTCCAGTTCGACGGGACCGACGACGAACGGCGGTTGACACTGGACGACGTTACTCGAATCACGCATGACGCGGATACGGACGACGTGTTCGGGACCTCCGCGGTCGCGCCGGCCGCGCCGCGAATCGAAGCTGTCCGCGAAAAGCTTCAGGACAACGACCGAGCCGTAGAAAGCATGGGGTGGGGACAGTGGTTCGTCGGCTTCGGCCACGAAAAGGTGAAAAACGACGACGGGAGCGAGACGGTAATCGAGTGGGAAGACGACGACATGGACAAGTTCGTGGATGACCTCGAATCGGTCGAACCCGGCGATATCGAAGGGCACGACGGGACGATAAACATCCAGAACCTCCCCGGCGAAGTCGCGGATATCTTCGACCAACTACGGTTTGAAACGCACTACATTCTGACATCCATGCCCGCGCCGACCTACGCGGTCGGCTTCGAGTCAGATATCAACCAGTTCGTCGTTGACGGACAAGAAGCGCGCCACGAACAGCGGGTCTCGGCGTTCCGGTCGAAGATTGACCGACGGCTTCGCCCGCTCGCCCGGACGGTGCTGAACGAAGCTAACAGGCAATCGTCGGGTGCTCGAATCCTGTTGGAAACACCCGAGGAAGACAGTCCGGTTCTGAACATGTCGGACGCGGAGATAGACAAAGTGGCCCGCTACGCTTCGGCGTTCAAAGAGGTGAGCGGCGGAAAGCCGCGAACGCTCCTACCGGACGAAGTGATTCGGCGCGAAGTCCTCCAAATGGAAGACGTGGACGAAAACGGCGGGTGGGAACCCGACGAACTCGACAACATGAGCGAAAGCGACCTCGCCGAAGCGCTCGAAGGTGCTGGCATCGAAACGACTGCCGAAGGCGAGGAAGCCGACGGTGAGCGCTGAACCGACGAACGCCGACCCGTCGGGAACGGCGACCGTTCGGCGGCGGTACGGCGAGCGGCTTCGAGGACGGTGGCGAGCGCTGAAGGCGGCGATACGGGACGGGATTCAAAGCCGCGACGTGTTCGGCCTGAACGACGCGAAGCCGCGCCCGCTCGCCGCCGAGTACGAAGCGCCCGACGACCTCCCCGACAGTCTCGAAGGACGGGACGAAGCGAAGGTTCGCGCGTTCATGGCGTGGTTCGATGAACAGCTATCGAAGGGCGTTCTGAAGGTCATCGGGCCGAACAGGAACCCGTACCTACGGACGGCATACGAACAGGGCGTTCGGACCACCGACCGCGCGCTCGAAAGCGAAAGCGAGGGGGAGGGGGTAGCTTCGCCGAACGAATCGCTTCAGGTGGGGTCCGGCGTCGGCGCTTCGACCGCGCTCGCTGAACTCACAACTCGGCAATACGAGAAGCTGAAGGACGTAGTTGCGGAGGTGAAAGTCGAAGTCCGGGCGACGGTCGAATTAGTCATCAACCCGGACCCACCTTCGCCGACGGACTTAGCTGCGAAGGTGAACGACAGGATAGACTCGGTGGGTATCTACCGCTCGAATCTCATGGCCGAGACCGGGCCGGTCGAAGCCGCGGCGGACGGCGTTCTCGACGCTTCCGAACGGCTCGGCATACAGACGGTTCAGGTACGCGGCGAATGGATAACGGCAGGGGACAGCCGGGTGTGTCCCGTCTGTGCGTCCATCGAAGGCGTCTATACTATCAAACAGATTCGGCGAGAATCGTTCAGTTACGAGGCGAGCGCGGAGGAACCCGATTCGCTCACCGGACAATATAGGTTGCATCCGCCGGCTCACCCTCGTTGCCGTTGCCGGGTTCAGCCGTTCGCCTTCGCACCCGGCGAGGAACCAGTGAACGCGGTCAAACCTTCGAGCGGTGGCCGGGTGGGTTAGGTATCGAATGGTAGTGTCACCCTCGCCTTATATCCTGAACCAGCGACGCGTATTTACCACAGGAAACCAAAGCGTTACCTATGCGTATCCTACTATCTGCGGGCGGCTCTATTGGCGGTGGGGAGCGAACAGGAACCGCCGCGCAACCAGCGGACGGGTCCGAAGCCGGCGACCCGTTCGACCCGGACGATAACGGCCCGTATCAGGTTCACGGCGTGGCGGTCCCTGAAGACGGTCTTACCTTTGGGAAAGACGAAGAATGGACGTTTTGGCCGGAACAGGTGGCGCGAGACGCCGAAGGCTCGCTTCAAGGGCGGAACATCGTGGATTTGCACCCGGAAGAACCAACGAACGACGACGTGATAGGCGAGGTTACGGGTGAGCGGTACATCGCCGGTCTCGGTCTCGCGTGGTCCGGCGAGGTGGATTCGAGGAAGCGGGCGAAGCAAATCCACCGGGGTCGGCTGGATTCGTCGCCATACCTGTATGCGACGGACGGCGGCGACCCCTCGAATCTCCCGGCGGACGCGCCCGACGACGTTCGCGTGGCGAGCGAGATTACAAAGATTCGGGATATCGGTATGGTCCCCGACGGGGCGATTGAGGGGAGCGAGGTGTCGCCCGGACCACACCCCGGTATCGAAAGCGAGAGTGGGGTTGCGACCGCACTTTCAAAGGGCTTTTCTGCCGAAACCGGCGAATCCGAAGGAAGTTTTAATAGTGGTGATAACCAAAGCGGATTCATGTCTGATAATTCAGACGGCGGTTCTGGAGGTGACGGCGGGGCCGACCCGTCTATCGAAGACCTCCGCTCTAAGATTGATTCTCTCGAATCTGAAAACGAGAATCTGAAATCCGAACTTCAGGTTCTTCGCCAGCCGTACATTCAGGCGGTGACTGACGGAACCGACCTCGAACCCGAACAGGTGAACATGGACGCCGAAGACCTCGCCGCGTACTTCGAGAACAACGAAGGCGAAGGGGGCGGCGAGGAAGACGGTGAGGCGAGCGCACAAGGCGCTGACGCCGGCTCCGCGGAATCCGGCGAGGAAGCCACGGCACTGTCCGCCGCCCCGCTCACGGCGGCACGCGGCTCGCCTGCTGGCAAAGAGGGGTCGGCGACCGCACTCTCGGAAGGCGAGGGAGACGGTTCAGACGGCTCGTCGAAGTCGGTCGAAACTCCGGACGAATCCGCCGAGACGCTGAAAGAACGGCGGCGCATCATGGGTTCGCGTGGGACCGAGGAGTACCGCGAGAAACTGGATGCTCAAATCGAAGCTGCGGAACAAGCGGAGGGTAACTGATATGTCTAATGTTGACCCCGGCGAACCGAAGTACGAGGATAGCGACAGGATTACCGAAACGTCCGCGAACGGTGCGGGCGAGGAGGGGAGCGCGGTCACCTTCGGTGCGAACGGCGACTTAGTTCTCACGTCCGGTAGCAACGGATTCGCCGGGATTCAGGGTTCGACCCCGAGCGCCGGGGGCGACAGCGTACCGCTTCAACTTCAGGGTATCGTCCCGGCGCTTGTCTCGCCGACAGTTGGAACGTCAGTCTCGAAAGGTGAGAAGTTGGTTCCCGACGCGAACGGGGAACTGACGAACGTTGACGACGGTACTGGTTCGGCAGTTGAAGCCGGTCCCGGCGATATTCAGGCGGTATCTGATTCGGACAGCGGGGTTGCGGAGGTGCTACTCTAAATGCTTACTACTGAAGACGTGGTTACGGAAGAATCGGTTCAGGCGATGGTTCAGGCACAGACTGAAGCCAACTATGGCTTCCGCCAACTGTTCCGAAACCATAACGGGAGCAACGCGGGGCCGTCCATGAAGTTCCCCGTCACGAAGGAAGACTTCGACGGCGCGTTTCATGAAATCGAACCGGGCGCGGAGTACCCGAAGTTCGACAAGGAGTACGGCGAAGCAGAAGCAGTCTATACGAAGCGTGGCTTCGAGGTGGATATCAGCGACGAAGCGATGGAAGACGGCGTTCTCGACCTACGTCTCGACCAAACGCGCGACATGCTCGCCGAGGAAGCGCGGTGGCTGAACAGTCTCGCCGCGGGTATCGTGGAAAACACCCGGTCGCCGACCACCTACGGGAACAACGACGACACGCTCACCTTCAACGAAGTCGTGGATGCGCGGGCGAAGATGGTCAAGTTCGACCCTGAGGGCGACGACGACGGCTACACACCGGATATGCTGTTGGTGGACCCGCTCGGCGCGGCGGACATCATCAAAGACGACGCGTTCAAGCTTCGAGATACGCCCGTCGGGGACCGTGCGGTGCTTGAGGGCTTCGTCGGCTCGGTCGCCGGCATGGATATCTTCGAGGATAACAGCGGCGCACTCGGCGATTACAACGCGTTCATGGCCGACACGACCCGCTACGGGTACGAATCGGCGAAGTACCGCGGCGACGTATCCAGCCGCCGCGAGGAATCGAACGATAAGACGGTATTCAAGATTCGGGACCGTCTCGACTGGGTTGCGACGAACCCGAACGCCGTAGCCAAAATCGAAGGGTAACGCGCGTCATGGCCGACCCCCGCGCAACACCTGAAGACGTGCGCGGCGTCATCAACACCAACGCGGACAAGTCGGTGATTACCGGCTACATAGACGACGCTCACCTCGAAGTCAAAGAGCGGGTGAGCGCCGCGAACGCCGGGTATTCCGACGAGCGCATGAAGAAACTCGAAAAGTACCTCGCCGCTCACCTCGTTCGTTTCTTGTGGGACCGACAGGAACAAACGGTGGACGTGGCCGACGTTCGGCGGGACTTCTCGGGAGCGTTCGGTGAATCGCTCACCGCAACCAGCGCGGGACAGACGTTTCTCGACGCCGACCTCGCCGACGTGTTCGACCCCACGGTTTCCGACGAGGAACCCGAGGGCGACCTATTCGTGACCCGAGACCGCTTCGTAGCGACCGCTGAACGCGGCGGCGACGACAGGGTTGAAGGGGCCGAACATGAGCGGTGAGGGACCGATAGCGCGGGCGCTGTCCGGTCCTGAAGTCGGTGAATTGGTCTATCACTACCCGCTCGAATCGAACACCGACGGAACCCCGAAGTTCGGCGACCTCCGCCGGATTCGGGCACATGTCACCGACCCGACCGCGGCGGACTTCGACATCACCGCACTCGGTCAAGTCGATAGCATCCAGTTCTTCATGTACGCGCTGAAGGAAGATGGATTCGATGAAGACAGCCGGGTGTGGTACGACAACGGTCTCACCTTCGAGCCGTACCGGCTTGTCGAGCCGCAACCCGACACGGTGGGGAGCGAGACCCTGATTCGATGGACGCTGGTAGAAGACAGCCGGGGACAGGGCGATAACGGGAGCGGCGCGGAACCACCACGAAACGACGGCGACGGAGGGACCGGCGACGGGCCGAGCGCCGGGTTCTCCTTTTCGCAGGACTACCCGAGTGGTGGCTACCCGACGGACTTTGACGGGTCGGCGAGCGTGGCCGGTGCGACGGCTATCAGTACGTATGAGTGGGATATCAACGGGGTAGCGTACACCGGAAAGAACGTGTCTCACACCTTCGCCGACGCCGGGACCTATCCGGTCTCGCTCACCGTGACCGACGGTGCGGGGCTTTCGGATACGAGCACCCGCGACGTTGATATCACCGACCCGTTCGTCTGACCCATGCTTCAGAAACCAGAACCCGAGACGTGTCCGTACTGTGACCGCTCGAAAGTTCACTTCGTGGACGAAACGCATGATACCGCCCGATGGAAGTGTCCCGACTGTGGTGTGTTCAGCGTAGAACTGTCACCGGGCCGGCGAGGTCCCTGAAGGGCGAAAGACGTAACCGCCCGCGGGCGGTAGTATTTGGTGCGGACGATAGGCTCTCGTAGATGTAGCCACCGTTCGCCATTGATGATGTGGAGAACCGGGGGCCGGGTTCCTCCCGGCGTCCGCTTCCCTGATACTCGACAGTGGCGAGGATAGCTGCAAAACCCGGCTAAAAAACGGGGACCGCCGGGGGTGTCGTGAGGGAGCGTTAATACTTAGTCAGACAGTTTGATTCTACTGAAGGACGGGAGAATGGTTAGCTACTCACCGGCTTTCCGTCCACCGCCCGCATGACGGACACTCATACAGGGTAGCGGACGGGAGCGAGACCGACGGCGAGTGTTCACCGACGAAGACGTGCGAACAGTATTCGCACGCCGTGGTCGTATCCGGCTCGCCGTCTCGAATCACCGCTTCGCTCATTCGGAACCACCGTCCGTCCGCGCCTGTTCTCGCTCGATTGATTCGGCTGTCCCTTCCGGGGACGGGTCTTCCTGCTTCGCGCGCTGGTTACGAAGCGTCGCGTTCAGCGGCCGGACGGACTCGACTTCGGGGATTGACGTTTGAACGACCGAATCCGTCTCGGCGAGGATATGGGCGAGGTGGGTGGTTTCGACCGTCGGATTCGAGTGGTTCCGTTCAGTCGGTTCAGTCGATTTGACTTCGGCGACACCCGACGACACGCCGTAGCTCACCGTATAGCGCGCCGCGTTTGTCTCGCCCGACTTTGAGCGGGTAGCGCCGACTTCGATGGTCTGGATATCGCCGACTTCGCCGGGGTTGTTGTAGGGCGCTTCGGTCGTTCGCCGCGAAACGTTCAACTCGAATACCCGCACGTCGTAGCTATCGCTCATGACGCACCTCCCGGCGACCGTCGCGGTCGGCGCGCTGTCCCCTTCGAGGGGCGGCGAGAGCGACCGATATCAGGCGAGCGAGACACGCAACCAACGCGAACATCAGGGCGATAATCAGGACCTCTAACATCGGACTTCGCCCCCGTCACACGCCACGCGCCCGCTCGCCGCCCGTGCGGTCGCCACAATCAGCGGCCGGCTTTCGACGTTGCCCGTGTGGTAGCAACCGCCGTTGAAGCGGTGACCACGACAGGAACAGCGAATAGCCGTCCCGTCATCGGCGAGCATGACCGAGTGAGCGCGGTCGGACTCGGGGTTACGGACGTTCACAATACCGTTCGCGCAGACGGTGATTTCTAAGTCGGTACGCCTTTCTTCGGTGGCTTCGTTGGCTTTCATTGCCGGTTTCTCCCGGCACTGGTTCGGGGCTACGACCCCGGACCGTTCCCTTCGAGAACAGTCACAGTGCCTACTCCACATAACGTCCCC